AAAAAAAAAGGGGGTGTGGGGAAACCCCCCCGCCCCCAATCTTTTCTCAGAAAATGAAATCAATTTTATGGAATCTTCCAATCTTCATCAATTCACCTACAGTAAGTGAATCAATCATGATAAGACCTTTCCGAAGAGACATCACCTTTACAGTGCTGATGCCAACCTTCTTAGCGTAATCAGCGCTAGTCCAATTGTTATCATTAATTGCATTCTCCATTACTGTTCTAACCAATAGGTTCGTATCAGCAAATGTTTTATGACTGTTACTTATCACAACTACTCCTCCTCAAAAATTTTGAATATACCCAATGAACTGCTCAGTGATATCTTTTGCAGTAAATTGAACCGCATATAGATAAATACCAGGTAATTCAGTTTCCTGAAGAGAAATGAAGAACTCTGACCAGTCTTTCAATCCAATAAATAACGACTTATAGATTGGAATCCGAATTTTCGTATCTCGAAGTTTTACCTTAAAAAAGTATATCTCCGGAGATTTCATTGCATGTTGATACAGATTATATTTAGACCCATCAAATGCAATACCAACACCACCCGCTTTAACACGAGAAATCATATCATAGTATGTTTTCCCAATTGTTTCCACAGTCGGATCAATCGGGCTAACGGGATACGGTGTCTCATATAACTGAGTGGAAACCAATTCGTCTTGTACGAAGAAGAGGAACTTCAATCGCGCTTTATTTCCGCTGATCTTGAAATGAAGTTCCTCTTTCACTTCTTTTGGTTTCGCCTTCAGCTCACGCTTCTTTACCAAAAGTTCTTTGTGCCCTATTGTATAGCAAGTTAAGATCTCTTTCGGTTCCAGAATTAACGTTTCATCATAAAATGCGTCACTATACTCTTCGGTATCGGGAATGTGAAGAATATAATGAAAACCGATATCATCGTCCTCATCAATCGTGTAACATTGCATCAGCATTCGATTGTTCATGAGAAAGGTTTTATATTGAGACTTCAGTGATCGACGAAGAATGGTAATTAACGGTTTTGGATTCATCTCATTCTTCCTCCTTTCTCGGCTTCATTGCTTCATCAATCGACTCGCCGTCAAGCATATGATCAATGATATTCCCGCATTCATCGGTAAGAGGAAGATTGAACCATGCCGCACCAAAAGACAACCAATCCTGAGACAAATAATCTGCGGTAAACTCCGCTCCGGGAATATAGTTCTTTGTATCTTCCTTCCGTTTAACCTGACCCAACGGAAGCAGATTCTGATACGGACTAACCTTATGCGGAATAATCAAACGTCCAATCTGCGTAGAACGAGACAACGATCTGGTATACTTTGCCCACGGATACTCTGATGCATAGTCTTCATCCATGACATCATCGAATACATGTTTACTCTGTACACCATCAATCAATTCAGTACCATTCGCAGAGTTATTATTAGGATTACCAACCAAACCACCAGGAAGGGTAAGCTTCCGTTCTGTCGAATCTTCAAAGATTGCAAGGTTTTCATCCAAAGCGGTTGCTGCTTCTACTTCAACAATTTCTTTGAGTTCATCGTCAGAACCATCTTCATCAGACGGACGAATACCAGCTTCTACAAGAGAATTGACAGCATCTTCACCTTGAGACATCGCTTCTTCGATGTCATCCGCATCAAATCCCTGTTGATCCAAGAATAACCGAAGTTGTCGTCTCTTACGAGCTTCGTTTGCTGCCTCTTCCTCTTCTTCAGTTTCATATCGTGTATAATTCACATTGATATTGTGACCAGGAACAAATCCACGACGCAGATAACCGGCATAATAAATCTGCTTCTGATACTTTGTCTGCTTCACCAAATGATGCAGCGGGCAGTTATGCTGGTTCATATCGTAGATCAAAGACATTGTATCATTCGTCACGAAGTCAATCAGATATTGACACCAAACGTCGCGGATATTGTATAACACAAAATCCCAATAATCGAGAATACAAGCATTGGTTACATCGATACCCTTCGGAAAACTCCATTTACCCATACCAAGTTCGATGTTTGCAATGTTATCCAACTTATTCGAACCATATGATTTACGACCTTTACGAATACCAGCATAATTCTGCATCTGATCGATATACTGTGTAGTCGTCGATGCTCGAATATAACTGTTTCGTTCAGAGATATCGATCGGTCGATTGTCCATATGAAACTGAACAAACTGTATTTCTCTCGGGAAGAAATCAGAGTCAGAAATGACTTCAACCGGATCCATACCCAGAATCTCCATACGAGCTTTCATCTTCGGCATATCGTACGGCATGTTCCAGAATTCACAGACATCCGGCTTATACTCATTGATCTTATCAAAGATCCCCTTCAGAAGCTCCGGTTCCGTATTGCACATCACAATATGATAATCGGCTTCTACTCGGATGACCTTCTTTTTATTCTTCTTAATGACAGTCTGTTCATCAAAACACTCATGACAAGTCTCATAAAATTCGGTCAAACGTTTCTCGAAATCAGCCTGTTGCGGGTATCTCTTGTGATCTCTTAACAAAAACGTAAATACTTGCGGTTTCAGCTTCTTAAACGGACCACGATTATCATAAGAGAAAATCAACGTACAAGCATTTACGGGGTCCATGTTCATTGCTTGTTCCGTTGAATTCAACTTGTAGATATCGTTCTCAATATCCGCGAAGCATTTATCGATAACCGCACCCTGAGATAAATCATAATGAGTTCCAAGCTGAACCCAATAATAACTCTCAGTATCCATATCACCCATCAGGGCATACGGCCACTTTAAGATTTCTTTCCGGGCACGGAATTGTCCTGTTGCCTGAGCGTTGTTATATACATTCATCAATTGAGACCCAACCATATCTGGTTGGGCTTTCATTTCTGAATAAATACGACGTAACACAGATCTTGCTGGGACTTTTGCTGGATATGTCCGATCAATCGGATAATACTCTCGAGGCGTCAAAAATTCCTTCCGATACTCCGGTTTTACAAAATATATTTCCATCGGAGGATCTTTGATTGAATGTACTTTCTTCTCACCCTCGGAGTTGCGGTATACGATAAACAATTCGTTTTCTTGCTGTTCACCGTGACATTTGAACTGATTGTATTCCAATACATTGAATACGTTTACCGGAGCGCCTTCTTTTTCCGGTAAGATATGTGTCATTCCATTTACAGGCATAGTAACACCTCTTTATGATGTTTCAGTATAAAGATGTAACTCATAAAATGGAAAAATAAGAGCGGTCAAACCGCTCTAACATAAGGTTATTTAAAATCCGATTTTAGTGGGTATATAGCATATATACTATAATTGTGAACCAGAAGAATATGATAGTGTTTGGTTCAACAATTTTGGCTATGATGGGCGGCCATTTCACCAGCTCATCAGCCTCTTCCCATAGGAGGTAGAAAGGACTTATATGGAATTCATTCACTACACTAACCCTCGTTGTGGCTGGTATTGTGCAGCTAGCACAAACAGCCTAAACCTTTACCCAGAAGAGCTGGTAAAGCTTGCGGCTATTACCAAAGAAGGAAAAATTGCCATCATTGATAGTTGGTATGGCAGCTATGGCATGACTGTTACTCAGCAAGATGATAAGACGACTATCACTGTGGATCGCATGAATGTTGCCACATTAGGGGAAGAGGAGTACAAAACTAGTCTCACTGTCCCTTCATCTGCAGCAATACATATTCATATCATCTCGACAAAAGCCTTTATCAACTGCATCAAACTACCTCTCCGCCTAAACGACAAAGTCGCTTGGGCACTGGGTGCCAATACCAGAACTCAAAAAGCTAAGACCTTGAAAGAGCTCGAGGACTACTTCATGCGATATGATAAAGAATATGAGGAGCTCCTTAAGGCCGGAAGAATCCAACTCGGCCCATGCTATGCACCCGAATGGGTAGACTATGGCAAATGTCACGCTGTATCCGTTAACGATGGCTATGGTAAGCCTCGTAGTGGTCGATACTATATCGATGGTTATCTTACCCGGGATGAAGCTGTCGATATTCTGACAAAAGCATTAAAACTCAACGGGTGGCATTTTAGCTACCCTGCAAAAGTCAAGTATGTGTTGGATAGCATTTAAGATTGCTGGAGGAAATCATAATGGAAATTACCTGGAATACCAAAGTTTTAAAACAGTTTCCATACAGGACTGCTTTCGTGAGGAAGTGGTTCCTTAAGATTGAACGCACACATGAGACTATCGCTGGTTTTGAAACCGAATTAGCCAAGGCTGTGATGTCCCACGTGGATAACCACACTGCATATCAGCTGCAGGCTGCTGACGGAACGGTCTTTTACATTGGCTGTTCCGATAGCAGTTACTACGTCGGTCTTACGATCGACGCGCGCAGTTGGTAAACCTTACATGTAAAAGGAGTAATAACATGAAAGGCGTTCTAATTACTGATGAAAATATCAGTAACATTTACGGGAAAGTTATCAGATTCTTTGGTAGTTTCCCGTCTGAAGTAACAGTATCTCACACCTTTGGTGGTGGATTCACCAAAAACCCAAAGGATGTCATCCTGGAAAACGACGGTGGTGTCTTCCATTCCCGTCGCAATATGGATGTCGCAAAAGTCACTATGCAGGTGCGCAGAGACCCTCGCGATTGGAATAAGAAATATAGTTACATCCACATTCAGTATGTTGATGATCAATATTCCTGGGCAATGCATACTGGTGATCGAATTTACATAGATTCGAATATCATTATGCACCAAGATGCGTCACCATTTTACCATGTTAAATGCGAACCGTTCAACAACGGTCCGCTTTACATGACATTCCAAAAGAAATAAAGCAGAACAGGCTGCGAACAAATAACCTGTAATTAGAAAGGAACACTATGAAAATCGCTATCAACACTACTACTCGCGTCATTAACAGTGGTCTTGAGACTATCGCCGACACTATTAACGTGTTTAAGCCTGACTGCGTTTCCGACAAGGATCTGATCCAGGCTAAGAATCAGGTTTCTAAGAACCAGTCTGGTCAGGGCGCCGGCTACAGCTATAATTACGAGACCAATGGCTATGCCAGCTATTCCATCGAGATCGACGATGAGGCCATCCTGATGGCCCTGCCCCTGGTGGTTAAGATCGCTAAGGCAATCAGTCCCATCGTTAGCATGGGTGTTGCCATGATCAACTCCCTGTCCAACCTGAAGGAGCTGTTCCATGGAATCGGTATTGATTTCAATACCAAGTTCCAGCGGCGCTTCGGCAAGGAAAAGACCTACGCCGTTGCTTCCATCCTCAATGAGGATTTGAGGCTGGCTGACGTGGTCGTCGTTGAAGATGACGGCTTCGACAATTGGCAGCTTGTCCGTGCTGAGCATTGCTGGGATATTCATGATGTAGACATCGTGATGCGTGTATTCACCGCTGCGTACCACCGCGGAGAGATGACGAAGGATGGCAAGACCATGCGTTATCCTATCTTCAGTTTTGAAAAGATTTCCAAAGAGGAAGCTATCGACCGCGCTATTAAGATGCGGCCTGCTCTGCAGGCTGACGTCGATGACATGACGAAGACTGCCCAGTAATGGAGAAGAAGAACCCCCGGGGAATTCCCCGGGTGTTTCTTTTTTACTTCTTAGAAGATTTCTTTTTGGATTCGGCCACTGCTGCAGCACGAGGATGCTTCTGCATCTGGGCATACAGCTTTTTGGCCAGACGTTCGGCCTTGGCGCCGTACTTCTTATGCATCTCTTCCATGTTGGTCTTCTTGATCTTCTGACCCATCTTATACTTGGTGTAGTTCTTGCTCTTCGCCTTACGGGCCATCTTCAGAGTAATGATGGTGGTCAGACGATTGATCTGGGCCTGCTTGTTCAGACGAACAACGTTGATCTTGGGATTGCTCAGAGAAACAGTGGCTGCCTCAGACAGCATACCTTGACCAACAAAGTAGTCAGTGACCTTAATCATGGCGTCCTTGACGTCCTCATCCAGGAGCTCCGCGTTTTCGTCCATGATCATCATCTGCATCATCGTGGGCAGGCAGGCCTGCATGCACTCCTGCATGAACTGCTCATCGTTTTCAAAATCATAACCGGTATCAACACCGGTATTCTCCCGAAGTGCAGATTCCGTCATGGAACCCTGTGCGAACGCTCTCAGACTACCGAGAATACTATTAGCCATAGTGGGTTTCCTCCTTCTTGTACAAGAATTTTAGACTAAAGAAAATGTTTGCGCAAACATTTAAGCATTTATTACATCTCTCGACCTGGTAGGTGTCCAATCTCCCAAGTTAAATGCTTATATTATTGTTTGCTTAGTTAAATCATATCCATAACTGTATCTATGTTTATAGAGACATTTAATATTCTTTTCTGAGTATGTGAATAACCTCATTATATTATGGAGGTGAAAAGAATATTATGCCGGCGGATGTACTGAAACACAAATGGATATCCCATATGACAATGGCAATGCAGATGACACATCCTGATGTACCAGCATCACAGATTGAGCAAATGGTTGCAAAGATCTATGAGAAACGAGTTCGAGACACAAATGTTCAGATCTATAACAACTATGAAAATACAGTTGCACCAACTACTCTGGTACAACTCGTAGATTGGTTCCAAACATCGAAACCATTGATTGCCGAGTCTGGCGTTTATTTTTATCCGAAGAACCAAAAACGTAATGTGAACGTCGAGATTATCAAAGACGATATGCTCGATGTCCGTACCATTCACAAGAAAGAAAAGTTCAAAGCAATGGAAGCTGGTGATGAGTTCTTAGCAGCTGTTAAAGATTTGCAGCAGGGAAACGATAAGAAAGCTGCAAACTCCGGATATGGTGCTGAGGGTGAGTCATCGTCTTTCTTGTATAACATTCACTCAGCAATGAGTGTTACTGCATCTGGTCGCGGTCAGATCTCTACTGCATGTCAATGTTTTGAGAATCTGCTTGCAGATAATGTCAAATTCTTTCATATGACGGAATTCTTTACATGGGTGTATAACATCATTCATGAAGAACCGGATTGGCAGTATGATGCATTTGAAATTATCGGCATTGTACCAAGTCGTACTCAATTCATTGAGCGGTATGCCAGTAAATTTGGTCATGAGTCACTGATGAATCTTGATCAGATTGGTATGGTTTATGATACCCTGACAGATGAACAGCGAATTCGAGTGTATTATAAAGCCAACATTCGTGAATTTCTTTCACTTCGTAAACCGAGTGATTTGTATTCCGATATTGCATGTTCAGATGTGGAGTTTATCGACCCGAACAAGATTCCCGATGAATTGAAAAAGCAAATCGATAAGCTTACAAACTGGATCATTGAATTTGTCGCTTATAAGTACGGTGTTTTCCGTTATGAAGATCGTACCCGGTATCAAAAACGGAAAGTGACTATCGTCATCGATTGACTTCTTAGTCGATGTAAAAATGCTTAAATTGCGGGAAAGCCCCCATAACCCTAATCAGCTACAACGGAGTTGGAAACGACAAACGTGAATGCGGTATTGGCTTAAAGCCTGTAGAAAAGAAACCATAAAAATGATTAGGTTAGGGGTAACCGAGTGTGCAAGTCACTCAGACGCAGCGAAACTCCTAAACTCGAAAGAGCATGGAGGACGTTCAGAGACTATAATAGCAACTTACTTCTGTTTTATGTTTATATGTGGAAACCTATCAAACGACCCAAAAGTCTGCATGGTTACGAAATTAGCGACAGTGGTGAGATTCGCAATATCGTAACTAAAATTCCCCATTATCAATATATTGATAGTAAAGGATATTGGTGCATAAAATCTAAAAATGTTGAATACAAAACCCACAGATTGGTAGCAGATCATTACATTCGAAGATTAACTAAAAAGTTAGAGGTCCATCACGAAGACCATAATAAGGCTAATCCGAATGTAACTAATCTTCAGGTATGTACCAAAAAGCAACATAGACGATTACATGCAACTACTAAAGCACCAGTTCCTTGCACTCCTTCAACTCCAGGTATTGCAGTATTAACTGAACCGATAGTTCATGCAATTTGCAAATATATCAAGAAAGGTTACAGTTACCCAAAGATACGAGAAGAGTTACATCTATACAATATTACCGATGATGCGATAAATAAGATTGCTATAGGTAAGAATTGGAAGCATATTGCGGATCAATATGATATAACTCCTCGTACACGTTCGTGCATGAATAGTTATAGCGATCATGCACTTGAAATTGCAATACTTCTCAATAGAAACGTGCGTGTAAAAGAAATAGCGGAGGTGATGGGTTTTGAAATCGAAAATAATACCGATTATCAAAGATTATTCAAAGCCGCAACACGATATAAAAATGAACTCTTGGCGGGTAAATGGGGACTCATCAAGAAATCAGATGCAGACAAAATAATCGAAAGGTATATAAACAGAATTAAGAAGGTATAGTCCACTCCCCTACTAAATATCGGGAAACCGAGGGTATTAAGGACGGATAGTAATTTTTTGTATTATGGCGATCTTTATCGATATCTTATCAACAATGTACTTCAGGGTAAATTGTTCCGAAAGAAGAAAGATAGAGATAGCTATAAGATGAGGGTCTTGAATGTATTGTCCAATGTTTCTACCGTGGCAATTACACAAAGACTTTGGGAATACACTGGGACAGCTAATGTAGCTGAAGAGGATCGCAAATGGATTAAAATGAAGAACGAGTTCTATTATACTCGAGTTATCGTAACCTTTGCGAAGAAATCCTATGTCGGTTTGCAAGCACGTCAGGAAGAGGTTGTCTTTAAAGAACCGAAACTGGATGTGAAGGGTGTTAACTTCTTTAAATCCACAGCAAGTGAAGATACATCCAAATTCATCTACCAAGATGTTTTGATGGATCAGTTGCTGGATCCTCCGTCTGGTAAAGTGTCTCTTCGTTCAACTTATAAAGTCATTAATGACTTCCAGAATAAGATGTATGATGAGATCAAGAATGGTGCACTCGGTTACTTGAAGAGATCGATTCGAGTAAAGACCCCGGATGGTTATGCAAACCCGATGAGAATCGGTCAATATAAAGCAGTATTCGTATGGAATTCGATTGTCCCGGATAAGGAGAGAATTGATCTTCCTGCAACAATCACATTGGTGAAAGTTCTGTTGAGAAATAAACAGGATGCGGCGGCTTTGGAAAAATGGCCTGATATCTACAATAAGGTTATCGAACTATTTGATACGAATGAAGATATTGGTGATTATACTGACCCTGAAACCGGTAAACGGAAGAAAGGAAAAGGTATTAAGGCAATTGCTATGCCGAGTGAATATGATGAAGTTCCGGAATGGCTGTTGGCTATTATCGATACAGAAACTCTGGTTGTTGATAATATGTCACTATTCACTCAGCTATATAGACCTCTCGGCATGGCAAAAGGAACGACTTCTCACAATGGCTCTCAGGTATCGTACTATACAAATATCGTGAGGATCTAATGCAGGTCCTCACGATACTATATAACTAAATATAATGAAAGAAGGATAATATTATGATTGAGAAGAACGATGCTTCCATTGCTGCTACTCCCGTACCTGAAATCTTCCATTCCACCGGCAAAACTCTGGCTCAGCTGGATATCGCCCGTGGTGGTATCCTGGAGACCCTGAAGAAGCCCGCCAATCTCTCCATTGAAACAGGTATCACCCATACCAGTTCTGTTGAAACCACCAAGCTCGTTGAAAATCCCTTCCCCGTGGTCATTCTGGTATCTGGTGCAGGCGGTAATGGTAAGGACACTTTTATCGACAATGTCGGTAAGTTCTGTTCTGCCGTCAACCTCTCCAGCATTACTGAGATTAAGGAAATCGCTGAAGTTCTGGTGAACTACACCAAGGACATCGAAGATGAAATGGTGGTTTGCCCCAGTAAGCATATGGAGCAAAAGACCGATCGCTATCGGCAGTTCCTGCATGCTCTGAAGATGGCATGGGCCGACTTCTGTGATGGTCCCAACTATCGACTGATTACCGAACTGCGCAATATCCTGACTGAACAGGTCTCTGAGGGTATGCGGTATGATGTTGTCTTCCTTCATGTGCGGGAAGGTTCTGAGATCGATAAGATCAAGTCCATCATTGAGAACAAGTTCGGCATCATCTGCCTGACTATGATCGTAAAGGGTCTGGTTGATTCCAGCGACTATATCAACGACTGCGATAGCAACGTTGATAACTACAACTACGATCTGACCATCGTGAATTCTCCCAATAAACTGGTCATGTTCGAACTGCAGGCTATGCTATTTGCCACCAACCTGAAGTATGCCAATCAGATCTTCGGTATCGAGAGTGCAAGCGATCTGTATAAGATCGACACTGTGGTTAGTACGTACCCCAGTGATATCAGTGCTGTAACCTCCACATCTATCAGAGATAACGCGGCTGAGACTATCACCACTGCCTGCGCGGATGTTCCCACTACTGCTGCCGAAGAAACTGTTGAAGCTTCATCTTCTGACAACGTAGGGTTTCATTCCGACCTTAACACTCCTGACGCTCCTTAAAATAGGGAATATTTCCAGCAAAACTCTATTGATTATTGGTATCATACGGTTTACATTTATGATGATTCGTATGTATATATACGATCGTAAGAAATCCAAACAGTGTGTACCTTCTGATCAATAACCAGACACGGATATACAAAGCTACATAGAAAGGCGGTTACAATCAATGCCGTATAACAATCCCACTCCTCGGTACAACAGTAATCCGAGAAACAATGGAACAAGCTTCAACCGGTTCTCTGGTGGAACTGGTAAAAGTCAGAAGACTGTTCAAGACAGCCAGACTGACGGCGTTATGCTCGTCAATGAGAAGATGGGCAAATTCCTAAGAACTCGCTTCTGGAATCGCTTCATGGGTATCGATATCGGTACGTACCAGCCCGGAGCACCTCTGGACTATAACACTGTGCGTAATGCTCAGGTGTTTGGTCATGTCTTTTCTTTCGCGACCCTGTTTGAGTTGGCTGACATCTGCGATGAGGTCATGGAATCTATTAAGCAGACTAATCAGTTCGAATCTACTGCGACTGAAGCCAATCAGAAGAAGGATGTCATTGTTGAGATCAGCAATGGCTCCAATATCAATATGCCCGCCGGCATCTATCTGGTTATCTACAAGTCTGTGGATACCGGAAAGCGTACCAATATGCTGGACTTCTACCCGTTCGGTAGCTCCAAATACCTGCGTGGGTATGACCACAATACTGGTGCAGCCAAGGAAGATATCAAGCTGACTGGTGAATTCAAGAAGTTCACCATGATGCTGAAGGAAGCAGCAAAGTCCTTTACGATGGCTCAAGCTCATGCCGTTAAGGATGCTGCTAAGCTGGATAAGACAGCCAGCATCAATATGCTGACCGCAATCTCTGCTTCTCTGGGTATCGACATCAACCAGTCTGTCACTGCGGCAACTCGCACTACTGGTCAGTCTTCCTACCGTCGGGATAATCAGCAGCAGAATGGTCAGCCTCAGCAATATCAGCGCAGGTCTCAGCCAGGTCAGTGGAGTCGCGGGGGACAGTATGGTTCTCAGCCCACTACATCTGGCAACACCGGTGCAACTCCTGCCTATCGTCAGCAACAGCAGGCTATGGCCGCTATCACTGATGAACCGGTCGATATCAACATCGACGCTGCCACTTTGCAGCAGGTAAGCCTCGAGAATTTCAATTAAATAACTATGGGTGAAGAGAATCGGATTGAAAACCCGACACAAACACTCTTCCCACAAATGATGCAGGCCACAAAGCTATTGATACTGGATTACGATGTAACCCGGTATCATAGCTTTGACCTGTTTCGTTATTTACTTCTGGATCGTGAGCTTTTCATGAAGTGTGATCCTAAGTTCATTCCTATGATTAAAGAAACAGATCCGTACATTCAAATCAAACAGTATATGAAACTCGCTCCTTCTATCAATCCATATGACAATTTCACGCATCTATCTGGAAAACTGAAGATTGTTGATATGGAGGATCGTATTAATACGGTCATCAGTGATGAAGCAATGCATTATACATATACAGATCTGTATCATAATCTTGGAATTGCATTTGATCGGAATGGTATTAATGGTTATATTCTTAAATATAAGAATGACCCTCATACTGTTCCTTGGGAAGACAATGTGAAGGTGTATACAACTGACTATATCTTTGATTTTGCAATGACTATTGCAATTATCAAAAAGCATCGCATTAATGCAATCATGGTCTCCAGTGTTGATGCCGCAGTGATTTTATGCGAAAAACTGGAAAAAGAAAAATATTATGACTCCATCACATTCATGATTGGTAATTATCCATACAACTATACGTCAACTCCTAATGATCAAGATCTTAACCGGTTAAAACAGCTAGATTACCTGAGATGGTTCGAGCAGAACCGCAAACATGAGTTTGGGCTATTTGATCCATTCTCATTTGTTATTAACACAAAGGAGTGATTTATATGGGCAATATGGTCAATATTCGCTCTAACGCAATGCGTGGAGATTATATGCGAGGTATTGTGGACCGTACAATCAATGAAATCCACGATAATCTCGCTACCGTATTCGGTCCGTTTGCGGCGGATGCATATCTCACTATGAACGGTCAGCCTTACTATACCCGTGATGGTAAGGAGACTCTTCGTCTGATGCGCTTTGACAATGAGCTGTCTATGTATATACTGAAGATCATGTATCAGGCTGTACAGCAACAGGGTGAAAAGGTTGGTGATGGTACTACCACTCTGGCGGTACTGTATACTAATCTTTACAATTGTATTCGAGAGTACCAGAATGAAAATAAGGTACCGATCAGCCGTGATCAATGGAATATGGCGATCAAAAAGATCAATGAGGGAATCAAAGCAGAATCTTCCAAATTAGAAGAGGTTGATCTGATCCAAATGCTGTTTACATGCACGCAAGACGAGGAACTCTCTGCCAAGATTTTTCACAATCTGAAACAGCCCATTATGGACAATGCATACATCACAATCAATAAGTCCAATATTGAGAGTGATTTTAATATGACTGCTCATAATGCTCCGCTGTTCAAAGCTACCAGACAGTTCTCTGTCTTCCCTGTAAAGAGCCGCGAAGAACGCTGTGTCATTCTGCACTGTAATGGTGTCCTGGATATCGCACATGTAGAAGTATTCTTAGATCTGATGGCTCGAGTTACCAATGTCAACGGTCAGGATTATCCCAAGACAGTGATTCTTCTGGCAAATGGTATGACTGAGGCAACCCGTCGTACCGTAAAAGAACTGGTTCAGCAGTTGAACCTTCAGAAGGGTGACCGCTCCATTGAAGAAGCATTCAAGGGCTACAACAATGTAGCGATTTATACGCTGGATGAGTACCGGAAATATGATAGTCAGATGATCGAGGATATCTCTACCATTATCACTGACGAGAATGGTATCGGTGGTCTGGTCAATCAGCTCAGCTTCGAGTCTATGGTGTATCAGGCCCTATGCAATCCTGAAAATGATATTCCGGAACTGAAGACCTTTGACTGTGATACCCGACATTTGACTAAGCTGATGGAGATGTTTAATTCTCCGTTCCCCATGGAGTTTGATGATGTACTGGGTATTCGACTGCATAAGCCTCTGGGCCCTGTAGCCACTGCTCGATACAATGAACTCCGTGCAGAAATCGAAGAAGAGAAATCCGGTGTAAAGCGCATTGAGCTGATGAAGCGTCTACGGACCATGTATGGTCAGTTCATCGAAGTGGAAGTCGGTTCCAAGATGATGAAGGATTCTCAGCGAAAGTATGAATTGATTCTTGATGCCGTTCTGTCTGCTTCTGAAGCGGTTGAGAAGGGTGTCCTGCGGTCTAACTCACTGTTGATTGCACATAAGGTGATCTATTCTCTGCGTGAGAAGATTACTGCAACCAAGCCGATCGTTTATGATCTGCTTTTGACGGCTATCGAGCGCACCATGGTGGATATGCTGCGTTATAGTAACTTCGAGTTCAATATCGAAGGAACCGAGGCATTCCATGCTTGGTATGATGATGCAGATATTCGAAAGTTTAATCTGCATACTACTGATGCAGAGTGTGTGCTCCCTAAGAAATCAATTTCGAACGCTATTTGCATGCCTCTGCATGCAGTACAGTTGAATCCCGATGATGACCCGATTGTCTTTGAGGAGCAGATTATCGAGCCAGTATCGATCATCACCACCATGCTCGAAAACTCTACGCTAATGCTGGAGCTTGCTCAAAGCCGTACATTCCAGCTGGATGGATTCATGGATAACTACATTGGGACCTAATGAGGATGCATTATGCTTTATAAGAATAAAGAGCTATTGCATACTATTATGCAATCAACACTGGCAATCAATTCTGAAGAGTATGAGCAATTCATGAGTAGAATCAACAAGTACATTGATGATATTATTCATCAAATGTATTGCTATGGATGTATCTTCAATACAATCGATCGTGATAACAAAATCTTCGAGGTAAGTATTCCGGAGGTATGTGAATTAAATCGAGACGGAACTGATCCTCTGTTTGAACATACTGCTTCGAGATGCTATATTACTCGGAATGAAATGATCGAACAGATCAGACATTTTACGTCAATTCTCACCAATGGTTCAGCCACACTCAGCGTCACTATTCGAAACGAGGTCTGGACTGCAGAAAAGTATAAACAGTATATCGCAAGTAAGGAGGAAAATAAAATGGCTGATTCTATGATGGCCGTCACTGGTGTTCTGCACACCATTCAGAAGCGTGATAAGCTTAACGTTGTTGCTCGTGTTGGTGAGGCTGGCCCCGGCGGTGCTTACCATGATTACGAAATCCGTAAGCTCATCGACGAGAAGATGGGTGAAGCTGGTGATGTATTCGCGACCATCTCTTTCCAGAAGGGTCCCCGTAAGGTTGAGGACTCCCGTCACGGTTTGATCGACGAAGATCTGCTGGAAATCGTTCGGGACCGTCTGACTGCATTCCAGCAGGGTGAGTTTGCTACTCGTGAAAATAAGATGGCACTGATGCACATCGAGGAAGCGCTGATGTGGATGAATAAGCGTAAGGAAGATCGTGCTGAGCGTGGGGTGCTTGGTACATACAACAAGTAAGTATATACTATAAAAGTGGTGGGAGGCAGAATAGCTTC